TTTCTATTTTGTTAAGGGTGGTGCAGACAGCATGAAGCAATCCAAGAGAGAAGAAATCTTTATTGGATTGTTGGAGAACCTACACCCAGATGAAGCAGAAGTTCTATGCCTAGTTAAGGATAAGAAACTGCAATCAAAATACACTCGCATTTCTAAAGCTCTTATCCAAGAAACTTTTCCACAGATTCAATGGGGGAATCGCTCTTGAGTATAAAAATTCTTCATCAAAACTGCGACCCAGAACTAGCAAACGACAGAACACTTCCCGTAAGTGCTTACATTGTTGAGTATGAGATTGATGGGGCAATCGCACATGACATAGTGATTGTAAATAAAAAAGTAGATATCTTTGATTACTATTGGGATAAATACCGTGAAGGACTGAAATCTTTCAAGCAAACAGAAGGAAGAGTAAACCCTAGATTGTGGGGAACACAGGTAAAAGAATCTAAAAAGAAGAGGTAGTGTAATGTCTATTTTAATAACTGATACTGGAAAGCAAAAGATATTAGAATATTTTGTTGGAAAAACTTCAACTACTGAAGGATTGACATTGAAACTTTATAGTAATAATGTCACTCCTTCGGTAACAGATACTCCATCATCTTACACAGAAGTAACTGGTGGTGGATACTCTAGTGTTTCTTTAACCAATTCTTCTTGGGTTATTGATTCTGGTGTTGCCACTTATCCCCAACAAACCTGGACATTTACTGCTTCCGTTGGTAATATCTATGGGTATTATGTTGTGAATAACACAAGTAATCAAGTAGTTTTTGCTGAAAGATTTGCAAGTGGACCATATGTAGTTGCTAATTCTGGCGACATCATTCGAGTAACAATTAATCTATCAATTGCTTGACATGGAACTAACACCACCAGAAAAGGATTGGGTAATCCTTTATCGTATGCAAGATAAACTAGACAAACAATATATCTTTGCTGGTTTCAAAGAATCTGGTAATCCCAGTTACACAGCAAAGTATGATAAGATTGCTAAGTTCGCAAACTCTTTTGAAGCGTTCGAAGTAATCAAACAGTTCAACGATCTTGGTAGTCAGTATGTTACCGAGGTCAAAAAGATTTGCGTTACACAAGATACTTATTATTTTATTTGATTTATGACAGTTAAACTTATTTCGGTGACGCCTGATGCAGAACAAACAATGGCATTTATTGCACGAGTTTCTAATCCTGCGAATCAAGACAACGAAAACTATGCCAAGTTGCTTGCTTATTGTATTAAGCATAATCATTGGTCTGTGTTTGAGCAGGCTACTATGACTTTGGAGATTGAAACGAATCGTGGTATCGCAGCACAGATTCTGCGCCACCGTTCGTTTACATTCCAAGAGTTCTCTCAAAGATATGCAGACACCAATCTAATCACTGAGAACATTCCTGTTCCTGACCTTCGTAAACAGGATACCAAGAACCGTCAGAACTCCACTGATGACCTTGGTGACTATGTGAAACTGAAGTTCCAAGCAGAGATCGCTGAACTGTTTGCCCACTCCAACAACCTCTACAAGCGCCTCCTAGAGGCGGGAGTCGCTAAAGAGTGTGCGAGGTTCGTGCTGCCCCTAGCGACGCCCACAAGGATCTACATGACGGGCTCATGCCGTTCCTGGATCCACTACATCAACCTTCGCTCTGCCAACGGCACTCAGAAGGAACACATGGACATCGCTGAGCAGTGTAAGCAAGTGTTTAAAGAACAGTTTCCAACGGTTGCGGAAGCACTCGAATGGTGATATAATAGGGTCAACCACACAGACCCTATGAACATTTTCTATCTCAGCTACGACCCACGAACGTGTGCCGCCGAGCATTGTGATAAGCATGTGGTTAAGATGATTGTTGAGTATGCTCAGCTTCTCTCCACTGCTCATCGTGTGCTCGACGGCATTCCTTATACAGCAAAGACCGCTAACAATCGTAATATCAAACGTTGGCGACTGAATAAACCACGTGAAGATATTCTTTATAAGGCATCACACATCAATCATCCATCTAACATCTGGGTGCGTCAATCCAAAGCACACTACCGCTGGTTGTTTGATTTGTTTCAGCATTGTTGTGTAGAATATACACGACGCTATGGTAAGTATCATAGCACAGAAAGTATGATTAGTTATCTTTGGGTAGCACCATTCAACATTAAAGATGATGGATGGGTAGATCCCCCTCCCGCCATGCCTGATAAATACAAAGTACCTGGAGATACAATCCAGTCGTATCGCAACTATTATATTGGAGATAAAGTTTCATTTGCGAAATGGAAATTTCCTTCTACACCACCACTATGGTTTACTGAAGATGCCAACTTACAAATTCAAGAATAATGAAACAGGTGAAGAGTTTGAGAAGTGGATGATGATGGCAGAAAGGGAACCTTACCTTGCCGAGAATCCCCACATCACTCAAATGCCTACAATACTCAATGCAGTATCTGAAGTAGGAAACTGGCAAAATAAAACAGACAGCGATTGGAAATATCTTATCAATCGTGCTGCTGATACTCCTGGATCCAACATTAACCGTTTATAATATGCCTGTAAGAAATCGTAAGACCAAGCAAGCTGTTCCAACTGGAATGAGCACAAAACAAATGAAGCGTAAGAAACCTCTTAACGAAGAATATTTTGCTAAAGATATTGAACCTCTTACTGATTCACAACGTAAAATGTTTGAAGCATGGGAGAATGATAAGCATTTATTTGCTTATGGTGCTGCTGGTACTGGTAAAACATTCGTAGCACTTTATCTTGCACTCAAGGAAGTTCTTAACGAGAACACCCCATATGAAAAAGTTTATATTGTTCGTTCACTTGTAGCAACACGTGAAATTGGTTTTCTTCCTGGTGATCATGAAGACAAGTCATCTCTTTATCAAATTCCATATAAGAATATGGTAAAGTATATGTTTGAACTCTCAACGGATGAAGAGTTTGAGATGCTGTATGGCAATCTTAAAAATCAAGGAACGATTAGTTTCTGGTCCACTTCATTCCTTCGTGGCACCACAATGGATAACTGCATCATCATCGTTGATGAAATGCAGAACCTAAACTTCCACGAACTTGATTCTATCATCACTCGTGTTGGGCAAGATTGTAAGATCATGTTCTGTGGTGACGTTCAACAAACTGACCTTGTTCGTACCAACGAACGTAACGGTATCCTTGACTTTCAAAAGATCATCAATACAATGGAAGAGTTTGCTTCTGTTGAGTTTGGTGTGCAAGACATCGTTCGTTCTGGCCTCTGTCGTTCTTATCTTATTAGTAAAATCAATCTGGGATTCTGATGTTTATTCATTCTTCGTTATTCACTCCTATTGAACTTGAACCTGTCATGGTAGATGGTCGTAGGCTCTATCCAACACCTTCGGGTGGCAAGTATCCTTCGATCACAACGGTTCTAGGAGTGTGCCCGAAGAAGAAAAAGAAACTCAATGAATGGAAACAGCGTGTTGGGTATGATAAAGCTCAACGAATCTCCAATCGTGCTGCCACTCGTGGCACAAACTTTCACAAGATGGTTGAAGATTTGCTCAATAACTGCTATAATGAGAACAACTTCAAAGGGCAACCCCTCCCCCTTATGATGTTTAAAAATGCTGTGTCAACACTCAATAGAATCACTCAGGTCTATTTACAAGAAGCAGCATTATATTCCGATAACCTGGAAGTAGCTGGGCGTGTCGATTGTATTGGTGAGTTTGATGGGATTCCATCCATTATTGACTTCAAAACTTCTGCAGAAGAAAAACGTGAAGAGTGGATGGAAGATTATTATATACAGGAAACTGCATATGGGTGTATGTTTTATGAACTATATAATACACGCATCAAACAACTTGTGACTATTGTTGCTTGCGAAGATGGCAACACTCAAGTAGTTATTAAGAAACCTAAAAAAGAATATCTAGACCGACTCATCGAACTACGCTCGCTCTACCAGGAAATCTATGGAGGATAATATATTAGAGGAAAAATTTATGACAGTTGCAAGATTCTCTACCGAAGTTGAGACACTTGTGAGCGGTGATTCAATGAGCTACATTGATGCTATCATTCATTATTGTGATATCAATGATATTGAGTTGGAGACAGTGCCCAAGTTGATCTCAAAACCATTGAAAGAAAAACTAAAACATGAAGCTCAACAGTTGAACTTCATTAAAAAAACATCCCGTGCAAAGTTGATGTTAGTATGAGCGACTTCTTCGATTCAGATATTGTGCGTAAAGAAGCACAAGAAATGGAGTTCCTGCAAATGAAAGCAATGGAACTCACCCTTGCTGCTCCAATGCGAGGCACCAAGAAAGACCAACTCGAATATATTAATACTGTTCGAGCACTGGTTGAGAAGCAGCAAGTATTCTACATGCGTTTAAAACTTTCTGATGATCCTCGTGCAGTTGATATGTGTGAGCAGATTGAAGCAGGTGCTAAGATGATTTATGGGTGGTGGGATACAGAAGATGTTATGACACTCATGCGTAACATGCTTGACAAGCTCGACCAGTTTGAAAAAGAAATCGAGGCAGAGGGTTGACACCGACCTCTGCCCGTGGTATTATGACTAAGTGATGAGGTGTCACACAGACCAAATCCAAACTAATCCGAGGTAATCCTATGTCTTTCGCTGATCTTAAGCGTAAATCTCAAAACTCCTTTGCTTCTCTGACTAAGGAACTTGAGAAAGCAAACTCTACTTCCACTGGCGATGATCGCTTTTGGAAACCTAGCGTTGACGCCGCTGGTAACGGGTTCGCTGTTATTCGTTTCCTCCCCGCACCTGATGGAGAGGAGATTCCTTTTGTGAAACTCTATTCCCATGCCTTCCAAGGCGATGGTGGTTGGTATATTGAAAACTCTCTCACCACTCTGGGTCAGAAAGATCCTGTTGGTGAAGTGAATCGCCGCCTGTGGAATAGTGGTCGTGATAATGATAAAGAAACTGCTCGTAAGCAGAAGCGTAAACTGACTTACTACTCCAACATCTATGTGGTGAGTGATAAAGCAAACCCTGAGAACGAGGGTAAAGTGTTCCTGTATAAGTATGGTAAGAAGATCTATGACAAGATCTGTGCTGCTATGCAACCTGAGTTTGAAGATGAAACTCCTGTGAATCCTTTTGATCTGTGGGAAGGTGCCAACTTCAAACTGAAGATCACTAACGTTGCTGGTTATTGGAACTATGATAAGTCAGAATTTGCGGCACCCTCTGCTCTCTCGGCGGACGATTCTGCGCTTGAAAACATCTGGCGTCAAGCACACTCTCTCCAAGAGTTTGTTGCGCCGTCTAACTTCAAGTCATACGAAGAACTTGAAGAGCGCCTGAATCTGGTTCTGGGTATCACTCAAACACCTGCCAAGGCTCGTGCTGCTACTGTGGTTAACACCATGGATGAAGAAGAGGATGAAGAGTTTGTAACTCCTGCTCCTCGTCGTGAACCTGCACTTCCTAAAGTTGCTGCCCCTGTTGGTGCTGCTGATGAAGATGAAGATGATGCTCTCAGTTACTTTGCTCGTCTTGCTGAAGAGGACTGAAACCAAAATCCATAGTTAAAAACCAAATGGGTGGAAAAAATTTCCGCCCATTTTTTTATGTCTAAAAGTTTAGATACCAGATTTCTTTGTTGACTTGTCTATGTAACTTGCCGATGTATTATATTCCATCAAATTTTCAAATCTAGAAATAAAAATATTAATAAAATCTGGTCTTAAGATATAGATTTCCTTCTTGGCATCGTTTAATTTTTTCTCATGTTCGTAATTACTTACTGGATATGAGATGCTATTACCTACTTTTGTTATTTGTGTGTTGGTTCCCCTGTCATAAAATTTGTGAGTAGAATTATAAAAAACTTGATCAACTATTAATCCAGCCGTTTGTATTTCTTGTCCTAAACTATTTTTCACCGAAAGAGTTTCGTAATGATGAATGCCATCTATTTGATTATATTTTTTTTCAACAATTTGATATAGATCACTTTCTCTAATTGGAACATCAAAGAAAGGATTGATAATATTATTTGTGAGCATTATGATCCAATCATAAGCAGTGGTTCCATAAAATTCCTGAGAAATTAAATCAAATCTATCTGTTTCTGTCATAGTATATTTGTTATAATAAAGAACAGAAGCAAATGACATGTCAGAAACTTTAACTCTACGGAAAAAATTCTTTGCTAAAACATATTCCCTTTCTGAAAAGGGAAACACCAAAGGTTTTTTATCATATTCTACGTTGGGAGATTTTGAAAAAAACATTTTAGTATGTTTCCTCTTCTAGTTGTACTTCATCTGCAAATAGAATCTTCAATTCTTGCATTTGTAATTTCAATACTACTGCGGTGGGCGAACCATCAGTAAATGTTGACCAAGCTCCATCTGGAGTGTAGTTGATATCAACGCTACCTATAGCACATGGTTTAAATTGTGATACCCATTCACTGTTTGTATTTTTATATTTAAAAGTAAATTTTACAATGTGTGGTACTTGAATTAAATTCTGTTCTCCAGTTGCTCCTTTCATGGGAAGAGAAGCTTTTTTAAATAGGTTACAGATTTTTCTTATGTTTTTAGATTCTGTTGGATTACGAGCAGTCATTCTATAAGTGAATGAAAAGTTTCTGAGTTGTGGTGCTTCGTATAAAACTTCAGTGTTTGGATTTAAAATACTTCCATTAATTGAAGCTAGTATATCATTTGGTTGTAGCCCACCAGCAAAATTACTTTGGTTTAAAGCACCTGAGATTCCAGTAGCCCCCAATATTTTTAAATAACCTCCTGTATTAGCAGCTGAATCCGTAATTGCTTTTGTCATCCTGCTGATAGTATTTTCCACATTTTTGCCAAGATCTTTTGTATCTAATGATGATCCTAATCCATTTAAAGCTGTAGCAATGATGGGATGAAATTCTTTTCCCGACCAACGTTGACTGTAATTAGACGCAACATCTTCTGGCATGTATAAACAAATGCTTGGATATCCGCTTGCTTTTGTTAAAGATGCTGTATCTGTTTTAACATCACCATATGTATTATATGATACAAAAGAAGTATTACCATCAGGTGCTGGTCTTGTTTCTGCACCTTTGAATGCAGGTTGATATTCATAAAAATCAAATGCAACCCAATCAGAATTGTCGGTTATATTTGCTGGATATCTTAAAGCGTATGTACTATCTATAGCCATTTGTTACATCCTCGATGTCTTCTGCGCTGCCATAACCTTTAACGATTCTTTTTCCTTTAATACGATCTGCATATTTTTCGTTGGTCTCTGCCCACACATCAGAGGACTTATATGGAACTGATACTTTGCCCCTGGTCTTAACAAATTGTTCAACGGGTAGGGCAATAGCAGTATCCCATTCATCGATGGCAAGATCTAAAAGAAATCCATCTATATGGTCTGTAATATATTTATGGAAACATACCTTCGGTATATCAATTCGATCTTCTTTTAGTTTATTAATAACAAGGATTCTTTTCTTTGGATGTAAGTAATGTAGATTCGCTCCAATAAAATGATCTGCTGTAGCATACATCACATAAACTAAAGGATATGTATCATAGTATGGAAGATATTTAGATACTGCTTTGTACTCAAATAAAAATAATCTTCCTTGCTTTGCGTATCTTCTTAAACGATTTTTATCTTGCTTGTCTTCTTCGTCGGTTCTGTCTCTCCTTTCATCACGTTGTAAATGATCTGGGTGAGTGGCATACTCTCTTGCCATTGACTTTAGAGTTTGTCTATACCATTGTGGAGATCTTTCTTTTCCTTCTGCCTTATCTTTAATTCTTTCAAAGATTGTTTTGTAATTTTTTTGAGTTGATTTCTTTTGGGATGCGAATCCTTTTGCCATTTGTTATACCCCCAAGTGATCTTCGGTGAGAATAAGGAACTGCATTTGTCTGTCCTCACACCAATCACTTGCGGCTTCCCACTTCGCTTGGTTCTTTAAGAACGTTAATACTTTATCTTTGTAAACTTTGGTTTGTTTCTTTGATGGTGGTGGAGGAGTTGTTTGCTTCTTCGGTTTGATTTCGACAAGATACTTTTTGATTTCATTTGATTTGGTACGAACTTTAATATAGAAGTCAACATAGTAACGATGAACTCTATTATCCAAAGGAGAGCGATAAGGTATCACAACTTCTTCACTACCCCATTCAATAACATTTGGATTTCTATCACAGAAAGTCATAAATTTTCTTTCCCACAAAGAACGATACACAATATTCATAGGGTTTCCCCTATACTTGCTGGGATTTATTGGACGATAGAACCCAGAGTATGCCATAAATATAAATATAAAACTACTCATAGGTATTTAGAGTGGCAATAAAAATCAATCAAATAAGAAATTTACTTGCTTCTGGTGGTGGAGTAGCATTTAGTAATACTTACAAGGTAAGTTTTGAAAGGGGTTCGCAGCATGGAGATACAACTTTTATTTTATTTGATAGATTAAAACAAGTTTTGGTTAATTTTGATGAAAATAAATTAAAAGGAGATGCGGCAGATACCAATCAAGCAAGTATAATATCTTTAATGTGTGATGAAGCAACGCTACCTGGAGTTCAAGCTGCTACAGGAACCATTAATGGTATTTACACTGGATCTGGGCAATACAAATATCCACACACCAGAATCTATAACGATTTAACGTTGTCGTGGATTTGTGATGCAAACATGACGCCATTAAAATTTTTGCAAGTGTGGATGGAAACAATATTTAATGAATACGATAAAGGCGGTTACTTATATAAATCATTTAATCAAAAAAACTCATCAAATGTTAATTCTAGACATAGAAATAGATCCACAAGATTAAGTTACCCAGATGAATATATGCTTCAGTTATCTATTTTGAAAGCAGAAAAAAATAGTATATCTGAAGTAGGAAGACCATCAATACGTTATGTGTTCGATGGCGTATTTCCCTATGCAGTAGAAACAATTCCATTATCATTTGGAACATCTCAATTAGTAAAAGTACGTGCTAATTTTTATTATGAAAAATGGTATCCTTATTATATTGATGCTTGGAAACCCACAACATCTATAAATGATGGTGATCGCACCATCTAAATAATTCAACGAACTACATTAACTCTTGGAGTAAATCATGGCTTTACCAAAACCCCCAGTGCCTACTTATGACTTGATTATTCCATCAAGTAAAAAGAAAATACAATTTAGACCTTT